TAAATTAACGCATAAGGTAAAGGTCAAAAATCCTAAAACACAAGTAGAATCAACAGTCATATTGGAGGGATTAGCAGCTTTTTTCAATTAGGTATGGCTCATACAAATCTAGAGTCATACTATAAGACAAACTTTGCTCTGATTCAGCATCATAAATACTCATTAACTGAGATTGAAAATATGATTCCTTGGGAAAGGGAAATTTACATATCATTATTACAACAGCACATTGAGGAAGAAAACTTAAAGGCACAACAAAAAAATGGATAATAAATCCCCAGTTTTTGAAAACTTTATGAATAAAATGTCTGCTATGAGTGGTGGACCTAAAATAAATAAGAGCACCTTTAAGATTGGTTCTGGTGATCTTGGGATTAGAGTCGCTAATAATGAGAAAAAAATAACCTTATTGAAGAATATATTTAAGGCACAAAAAGTTGAGATAGGAGAGAGGATAACACCAAAGATAAACGTATTAGAAGAATCTTTAATTAATACTAACCTTATTCTTGCAGATGTTGCTAAACAATTAAATAAAGATTTTAGTGACAGGTTAAAAACACAAAAAGATTTGCTTTCAAAAGAAAGGCAAAATAAACTTGATAGAAAACGTGATGATAAAGAAAATAGATTAGAAACAAAAAAAATTGGTAAGGTAGCTACATCAATTGGTAATCAAATTGTAAAACCATTTAGAAGTATTTTAGATAAATTATTAGACTTTGGAAAATTATTTTTAACTGGTGTTGGAGTTAATGCTGCATTAGCATGGTTATCAGATCCTAAAAATTTGATAAGGTTTGAAAGTATTCTTAAATCTATACGAGATAAACCATTCATTGCTTTAGGAGCTGTGGGTGGAGCAATATTTATTTTAGATAAAACAATACGAAGAGCTTTTAGGGGGATTAAAAGTTTTTTTGGGGGATTAATTGGGGGAATAATTGATTTTAGAAAAAATCCTAAAAAATTCCTTAGAACTTTTTTACCTAAAATTAAAAGAAACATAACCAAAAATGCTTTCAAGACACCTAAACGTCTTTTCCTAAACGAAATAACTAAAAAAGTAGTGAAAAAAACAGGAATTAAAGCATTTGGTTTTATACCTGGTCTTGGTGATATAGTTGATATAGGAGCTGCAATTTATAGATTTAGTAAAGGAGATATAGCAGGTGGATTTTTATCTTTAGGTAGTGCTATTCCATTTGTTGGGTGGGGATTTGCTGCTATTGATATCGCAAGAGAATTTAATGCACCTTTCTTAAAAGGTTCTATCTTAGATAAGAAAAGATTTGATAATAGAAATAAAAAGAAAAGAGCATCAGGAGGTCCATTTTCAGCACAAGAAACTATTATTTTCAATGAGGATACTCCCCTTCCATTAGAATTAAAAGCTTTGACTGGTGGTAAGGTTATGACTGCAGATCAAATGGAGAGGATAAAAGGATTAAGACGTAATCGTGTAGGATCGAACTTATCTCAAATAATAGATTTACCAACACAAGATTTAAGAACAAATAAAAGACAGATACAACAAATGCAACCTGGTGGCAACTCTATAGCAGGTGAACCTACATTCTATTCTTCAATAGATGATGCTAATCCATATATCTCAGAATTTAATACAATGGTTGAGATAGGAGAAAAAGTATAATGTCCGTTGAAGATAGAGCAAAAGAATTAAATTCTCTTGCAGAAAAAATAAGAGGTTCATTCACTAGATTTAATTCACAATTAAAATCTATTTCTGATAAAAGAAAAAGAATATCAAGAAATGTGGCAGAGAGAAAAGAAAGAAGATCAAAATTAAAATCATCAGCATCATCCTTTGGCAAATCAATTGGAAATATATCATCAAATATTTTAAAAACACCAGGTGATATTTTTGGTAAAGTAATATCATTCGCATCTTTATTACTACTTGGTACTCTTGTTAATGCTATACCTCAAAGACAAAAACGATTAGATGATGATTTAAAAACTACAAAAGATAAATCAAAGAATGTTGGTAATTTTTTCACTGGTATGGTTGCAGCAGTTCAAGATTTTATTGGTGCATTTGATGGTAATAATAAAAAATTAGATAATGTTTTTAATGATGTTGATAACATTGAAAGTGGATTGAATAGTGAATATAATACTTTGAAAAATACATTTGATGAATTAGAAAAAGGATTTGATGCAAACAGTTTAACACCAATAAATGATAATATTGAAGAAGAGGATGAAGATGATGATAGTGATATTGATCCTAAATTTAAAAAGAATAGTGGTGTAAGTTTAGGTGGATTAAAAAGAAACGATAAAATAAAAAAGAATTATGATAAGGTATCTAAGAAATTACTTGAATATGATACAACCCTTACTAGATTTGATGACAGTGATGAGAATACAATTCCATTTAATAAGAAAATGGTAATAAATAAAATTGATGATACATTTGGTAAAAACAACCTTGAATTTAATGAGGGTGTTGGTGAAGAGGGTGAACGTACTCTTATCATAAGACAAAAAGTAATAGTAGATCCATAATGTCATTAGCAGGTCCTTCAAATTATAAAACTCTTCGTATCGACAAGTCTGGTATAGATGACAGTCTTTTCGCTCAAAAACTTGATAGCACTTCATATACTACAAAAACTGCACAACTTGAAGGTAAAACAGTTCGATTTGATTATTATGAAAGTATATACTCTCCAATGATTACTGCAACTTCAACAATTATTGATACTGGTGACTCTGCTACAGATAAAAGAGATAATCTTGCAACGATTAAAGATGGGTTTCCAATAGTTGGAGATGGAACTGAATTTATAACTTTTGAAATATCTAATGCTAATGGCACTTTAACCACTAAAGAACCAATGGTTGTAACTGGTTCTCCAATTACAATGGATCAATCTCAAAGACAAGTGCTTACTTTGTCTCTTGTATCTAAATTTTCAGTAGATAGTAGCAATGATCCAAGATTAGGTTTTTATGGAATAGGCACACTTGATGAGGCAGTCAAGAAGATATTGAAAGAAAATAAATTACCTTTTTTAGAAAGAAACATTGAAAAGTCACGAACAACAGATAAAGTAGAGGGTAGAAATGAAACACCGATTGATCTTATTTTTCACTTGTCTAAAAAATCTAAACCTGTGAAGGGTGCACCTGGATTCTTTTTTTATGAAACACAAGAGGGATTTAATTTTAGGTCTGTTGAAGGATTAATCGAGCAAGGTATAAATGAGTATAAAGAAAATGAAAATGTGAGAGATATACGCACCTATTATTACTTTAATAACCAAAGACAAAATCTTGGGTCTAATGAAGATGATTATAATATGGTTAAAATGCCAGTTATAAAAAGAGATCAGAACTTAATAAATGCTTTGAAAACAGGTGTATATAATGTAAGAATACAAACTAAAAATTTATTAACTGGTGAATTTGAAGATAAAATTATAAATTTACTTGATAAAGATTCTAGTTATCTTGGTAATAAACCATCAAAAAATCCATATCAGAATGAATCTACATTAGAAAATTATTGTAGAACATATAGTTATGTTTTGACACCAGGTAATCTTGATGAGGGAGTGGGAACTGAAGTCACTAATAATCCAGCAACATATGAACCACAAGCGATGATGAGATATGCAATGTTACATTCCCAAATAGTTGAAATTCAAGTTCCATGTAATATTACCCTAATGGCAGGTAATGTTATTAAATTAATTGTTGAAAATATTACTGGTAGTAATAAAGCAAATCAAAGAGAAAATCCACATCGAAGTGGGTTTTATCTTATTCTGCATCTAAGGCATCACTTTGATCCTAAACATTCATACACAACTTTAACACTTGCCCGTGACACATACGGATTATATACGAGTAGCAAATGAGCACACCAAGAGACACACCATTTTCAAAAGTAAATAGCAA